CTTGGGCCATCCCAACAAATGCTTTTCCAAGTTCTGCACCTATATGAGCATAGGCTTTGCCCATAGAACCCATACCCTCGACATATCCTGCCGGGATCTGGTTAACTTGTTCGCCTTGATATCTGGCAAACATGCCACCGCCTTGATTACCTTGAGGTGCTGCCATATTAGAATGCTAGTTTTTTAAAGTGTCGCTCAACTACCAAGTCCATAGCTTTACGGACAAAGTATTTGATCATAGGTTTGTCTGAAATAAAGTGAGCGAATTCTTCACCATGCTCTGCATATAGCTTGAAGAGCCATTTAGGAGCCTCTGTAAGGAGCCAAGAGCGGAAGATAGTCCACTTGCCGTTTTCTGTGCCGTAAACCTCTCTAGCGACCCAGCATATAGCAAGAGCCATAAGGCCACCACTAATAATAGAACCCATGCCAGAAGCCGCACCGGCAGATCTTTGAGCAGCCGCTGCCTTATCTGCATTTTCCTGCTGGATACGATTGGCTCGGGTGTTGGCAAGGTATTGAGATTCAGGCTGCAGGAATTGTGTACCCATTTGTTGGAAGCTGCCTTGTGTAGCTTGCAATAGTCCAGGCATAGAATAGACAGAAGACTGTTGCATGGCTGGATTAAGATAAGCCTGTCCACCATATGTTTGCTGGCCTTGCGCCATTCCATATGCCTGAGTAGCTGCTTGTCTTCTTTGGTTTTGTCTATTTTGACCCATGCTGTATGTGTTCAGCACTTCCATGTCCATGCCTTGACGGCTAAAGTTAAGACCTCTAGACTGGGCTGCAGCTCTAGCAGACTGCTGTGCCTGAGTTGTTTCCTGCGAGTTCAAGGAAGAACCCATGGAAAGATCAGACAGGGCTTGATTACCAAAAGTGTTATAAATACCGGACCCAATGTTACCTAGGCTATTAATAGCTTGATTGGTAGCTCCCTGACCCATCTGACCATACATACCAAGCAGTTGACCACCATATTGACTTTGAGCAGCAAGTGTTTGATCCTGCATTCCACCATAAATGCCCATAAGGTTCTGCGATTGAGAACCATATAGAAACCGCTGGTAGTCCTGCATACCAGGAAGCATCTCCCTTTCTGCTTGAACTGCTTGAGGTATAATCCGTCTTTGAGCATTTAATGCACCAAGTGACTCTCCGTAGTACTGAAGAGAATCGCCTGTCAAACCTCCGGATAAAAGCGTGTTTTGACTTTGCAAATTCTGCATTTGATTTTCCTGGTTTCTCCGTCTGGCACTTTCAATGCCCATACTGTATTGTAATTCCATAAATTAAGCGGTTTTGTATTTGTAGATGCGGAACTTGGAAGGGGTAATCGTTCCGCCAGAAACGCCAGTAATGTTTGTAACTGGCATTGTAGTTTGAAACAATGTCATCTGGCTAGCATTTCCAGCATATACATCTACCTTAATTGTGTCAGACGCAATAGCAGTTCCAGCAGGAACGACCCATCTATTCGTAATTAAATTAAAAGTTTTGACACCAGAATTGGAAGCATCATAGAAGGAATTATATGTAAGATATTGTCCACTTAGGGCTGTTTGACTTCCATATCTAAAAGCAAAATCGTAACTCCATCCAGCAATACCAGATACAGTAGAAACAGTTTCAAACACCCAGATTTCTTCAGAAGGCTTAACAAATGCTGTTGAAGTCCATACGGCAGTAGAAACCCCAGGAATAGTAGCAGTCCACGGAGTCATTGTTTCTTCTAAAATCTCAGTCAACACATAGCCAACAGTTCCGTTGACCTGTAAAGTGCCTGTAAAATTAGCAGTTCCGCTAGATGTTAAAGCACCAGAAGCCGTAATTGCCCCAGTAAGCGTTGTTGCTCCAGTAACAGCAAGGCTTCCAGTAAATGCCGTAGAGCCGTCAACATACAAGTTTCCGGTAATTGACTTGTTTGCAGGGTTATTAACCAGTCCCTTCTTGGTGTATGAAAGCGTACTAGATCCAGCAACTGCTGCCGTGGTCATAACATAGGTGAACGAGTTTGTAGCAACAGTAGCTACCCGGAATGTGCCATTGTAACCAGTAGCGGCTGCGGTGATTAGGATAACTTGTCCAACAGTAAGAAGGTGAGCCGTGGAAGTAACTGTGACAGTTAAGCCATCAGCAGAAGTGTAGGTTTGTCCTGTAACAATAGTGCCGTCATTGGGTGTAACAACGATGTCGCTGTTTGCCCCAGCCGTAATAGAAGAGGTTGTAACAGGCACATTAGATCCAAGCACATCAGAGACATTAGCCTCGCGCAAGCCCGTGGCAGACAGGTCGTACAGCAAAACAGAGTCGCCAGAGGCAACAGTGTTAGCCGCGATATTAGGCTGGTCGGTAATAGATCCGGGCAGCAGGGTGGCGCTGTTGGTATGCGCGTTAAGATTGGCGGCGGTGACTTGGTCGCCAGTAGCAAAGGTGTAAGGGGCTTGGATTTGAGCCATTATTGTGTGGATTGAGTGTTATGTCCCGGGACGACAGCCTCTACAGTTACCGACCGAACAGACGGCCTGCGGCTCGTTGTAAGGAACTTAACTTGCGAGTAATACGCTGTTTTACGGGTAGGGATACGAAGAAGATAGTCCTCGTCACCAGATGATGTCTTAGTAATGAGGTTTGTAGTGAAGTCCGGGTTTACGGTGATGAACTGCATCGTAAGAGAAGCAGCAGAAGGAATCAGCACATCAGCCTGAACGCTAGAAAAACGCTTGTCCCGGTTCGTGTCAAACGAGTAACCACGGGTAACAAGTTCACCTTGGATCTCATTGGGCAGGAATGTGCCACCAGCAGAGATTGGCAGGGAGGGGAGGATAAACGGCAAGATGGGAAGACCAGCGGTGGCTCCGTATTCATCGTAGTCCAACTCCTCCATCATAAACACACCTTGCTCGGTATCAACGGCAAACAGACGGCGGCGGTTACCCTTCTTAGCCACGGAAAATGCACGGATGTCGAATCCGGCAGGGTAAGAATCAACGGATTCCCATCCTTTGTTCACGAAATTATAGACAAGAACGCTGTTGTTTGTGGTAGAACCATCCAAAGGGACTGCAAGGTAGTAACGATTTTCCCAGTAAATACCGACAGACTTATCCACATAGTTATAGTTGATTCGCTCGATGACATCAGCAATAGGCGCTGAAAGCGGCTCGGAGATGGTCAGCAATCGCATTCCCTCAGGGGTGTTCCCCTGCCCGCCGGAAGCGCCAGCGGGATTCAGGAAATACACCCCGTTATCAGATAGGAAGATAATACCTCCCCCCGCTTGGACTACGGATCCATTGGCAATGCACCCGATGTCAGTAGCAAGGGATTTAACATAGGAGTCGCTCATTTGGACGGGATCGCCGCTCGCCGTCGCCCCGACTCCTACGGAGGCGTAAAAGATACTATTCCGCATAAACACCACGAATTCATTAAGAGTCCAAGGTGTAAGCGCCACAAGACTATCGTTGCCACCATCATTGATACTGAACATATCCAAGGACGACCAAGCATTATCTTCTAGATAGTGACTGACCTTAATGGTATTCCTGTCCGTCTGGACGATATGCCGATTGCCATAGTAGATGGCGTGACGGCTGTTAGGGTAGTTATGATGCACACTAACACCCGGAGCCACGATGCTTCCAGCGGCATAACTACCATCCCAGCGAAGTGTAGTCTTGGAGAAGCCACGGCAGATGTAGATATAGCCAGCGCCCTGAGCCTGATACATATCCACCTCATCGGAAGATGTAATGGTCTGCCCTGCCGGATATGTCACCTTGCCAGAGAGCGCCTCGGTGTCTGGATTATATGTATAAAGGCCGTCAGCGACAGCCATCACCAGCAGTTCACTATTGCTAGAGTCTGTATAGGTGCAGCAGCCGTAGATAGAGACCCCGGCAGCCACCGTGGTCAATCTTTCAACCCCCTTGCGGAGGCTTGCAACGCCCCGGTCAAAACGGAAGTTTACCGACTTGGAGACGAAATTCTTGGAGACGCTGACAGGGTTGTCCCGTGAGTTTACACCCACGAACCCTTGGTCACCATCGATTGCGTACTCACGGGTCGGCATTACTTCTTGATCGTGTCGTAAGCGTCCTTGGCCTTGGCTTCGATTTGAGCGACCTTAGCGCCGTTCTTACGGTAAAAAAGAGCGCCGCAGATGAAGCCAGCGAGGAGGCTGAGCGTGGTAGAGATAATGTAGATCATATTAAGTGTAAAGCCAAACATCAGTTCCGGTTTTGACAAGTTTGCTAACTGTACTTGAAACACTTGCGCTCGAAGCACCGTTAATCGTTGGCTGACCAGCAAATTGACCAGAAATCTGGTTTCCGCTTAGACCGCTGTCTTGGCAGATGGTAATCTCAGTACCATTCGGAAATGCGTATGTGCTATCGGCTGGAAGGCTAATTGAAATACCACCCGTAGTAAAATGGATAATCTTGTTTTGGTCTCCCGCTTGAACAATATAGCCAGAACTAGCAATAGTCTGAACCGTCTTAGAGGGAACTGAAGTAATATAACCAAGCCCCGTCACATAGGTCGTGACATCGCCAGCGGTCTGATAGCCAAGCCCAGTAACATAACTGGTGAGGTCTGTTTGGGCTGTGACCGTACCTGTAATCCCGCCCCAAGCCACGCCACCACCGCCACCGCCACCAGCAGCCCAGACAAGAGCCGTACCGTTAAACTGCAAGACATCACCAGCCGTTGTCGGGGAAGCAGCCGGATTAGTAGTGTATGCGGCATTGGTCAACTGGCTGGCAGCGGTAGCACCGCCACCACCAGTAGCAACAGCCCAAGCAGCGTTCTTGCGAACATACTCGTTGCCGTTATTAGGGGCATCCGTAAGATAAGAACCAATGGGCTGATAGGTGCTACTAGCCGCAGAGGTAGTTAAATAGGTGCTAGAGGCAGTAGCCGTGGTTAAGTATGTTCCAGACACAGCACTGCTAGTCATAAACGGATTAACCGTACGGTCACA